GCCCGTTGCTTTAAGCGCCGCTAACGCCTCGCGCGCCATGTCATCGCTCAACGGCTGTTGCGCCATCAGCCGCGCGCCTTGTGGCGCCGTTCAACCTCGCAGATCGCAAGATCAATCACGCGCGGGCCGATGTAAGCGATGCTGATGGTGACTGCGTATTCGGGGAACCCGTCGAGCCCGAAGTAGTCAGCGGCGCCCTTGCCGATAAAGCCCATCCCGATAGCTGTCGGAAGTTCCCAAAGAAGCGACCAGCCGAACGGCCGGCGATCCGCACGCGCGAGATGCAGCGCGCGACCCAGCAGGCCGAGCGCACCCGCGCCGGCCGCCGAGGCAGCGTCGAAGTCAGACATGTTGTCAGGCTCCAGGCAGCGGCGCCGCCTTGGCGCCGGGTCGCGGCGTCAGGTCAGGACGAGCGAGGGCGCAACGGAAAACTGCACCTCGACGGCCGAGCTGCTGGGCGTGCTTGCCGTCGCACGCACAGCCCAATCGCCGGCCACGCTGGCGGCAACGTCGGTATAATAGGTGTTCGCGCTCACTTGCACGGCTGCGCTTGCCGTCACCGCGCCGGATGGGCTGCGGACGCTAAACCCCACGCCCGACACGGCAACCGCAGCGTCGGCTTCGTCGGTGAATGAGACGCGCACGCGCACCGTCTCGCCTGGGACAAACTGCTGAAGGCGGCGCCGGCTCATTGGTAGCCCTCCACGCTGGCGGTGACTTTGATACGCCGCCCCGTCGTGGCGTGAGCCTGAACGACGGCGGCGGCGGTGGCGCGTGCCGCGACAGGCCTCGACACGCGAGCAGAGGCGCGGACGATAGGCTTGGGCACCACGGCATCGCAGACGATGGCGCCCTGGCCGGCGAGCAACGCCGACACGCTGGCGCTTTGCGTCGCGGCAGCGGTAAGGGTGCCTGTGCCGCCGAGCTGCGCGGCACCAGCTGCGACGCGCGCGACTGCCGCCGACAGAGTGCCCGCGCCTTGCATTGAGGCTGCTGCCGATCGGCTGCGGCCTGCTGTAGCGGCAAGCGCGCCTTGCCCTGCCAGGCCAGCGGATACCGGCCGCCGCAGGCCGCCGACCGCGATGGCGGTGCCCGCGCCTGCGAGCGACGCGCCAGCCGGCTTGCGGATGCCGGCGGCGGCTGTGAGCGTGCCAGACGCGGCGAGCGTGGCGCCTGCGCTGCGCGTTGCAGATGCCGACGCGGCGAGCGTGCCGGCGGCTGTCAGGGCGGCAGATGCGAGCCGGCCCACATCAGCGGCGGCGGTGATGGCACCAGCGCCGGCCAGCGATGCGGATACAGGCCGCCCGATGCCGGCCTCGGCCGCTATGGCGCCCGCGCCTTCCAGGGCGCTGCCAGCGGCGAGAGCGAGCGCCGCAGATCCAGCAACGGCACCCGCGCCAGCGAGCGACGCGGCGGCAGGCTGAACGCGGCCAGCCGAGGCGGCGAGCGTGCCGGATGCGGTGAGGGACGCCGAGACGCCGGAAGACACCACAGCAGCGTCGCCCGCCAGCGTGCCGGCGGCGGCGAGTGAGGCGGCGGCCTCGCGGGCAACAAAGCTCTCGGTGACGCGGAAGCTGCCAGCTTCGGTAAAGCGGACTACGCCGCCTTCATCTATGCGGACGCCGTTTGACATGGCGCGCTACTCAACAGGCGGCGGCGGCACGCCGAAATGCTCGCGCGCTGCGGCCTCGCCATCGAACCAGACCCAGCCACCATCAGTCGGGTAGCTGTAGGTGCCCCGATGCCTGCGGTCCAAGGTATAAGTAGGCGCGTGGACAAAGTTGGGCGCGTGCTGAAAGTCGCCGTTGTCGTCCACCCGATAGAAGCCGCTGGTGTCGTCCATGTCGGTCATCCCGTCACCGTCCAGCCCTTAGCGGTTGCGATGGATGTATTGTCCCCGGCCGTGCCCCAATTGTTGCTGACTGTGATTGTCTGTCCTGTCCGCGTCGGCAGGTTGGTATAAACCTCATCGAGTGCGGCTGCTGAAAGTTTACAACTTGCAACACTAAAGCTAAAACGAAAGTCTTTTGCCTCAATGCGGGATATGGAAGGGCAAGATGCAAACAAAGAACTGAAATTACTACTAGACGTAATAGCCGTCACCACCAGCGACGGCACAGACTGCAACGCAGAGCAACCACTAAACATACTATTTATATTTGTCGCTGCCGCAGTGTCGAGCAGCGGGATTGCGCGGAGTGAATTGCAATTGTTAAACATGAAACTCATATTTGTGACTGCTGCCGTGTTTAAGGGCGGGATAAATTGAAGCGCAAAACAGTCGCCAAACATAAAGCTCATATTAGTGACGGCTGCGGTATTGAACTGCGGGACCGATTTGAGTGCGGCGCAAGAGGAAAACATACTGCTCATATTCGTCACCGCTGCCGTGTTGAATAGCGGCACCGATTGCAGCGAAACGCACCCGTTGAACATGCCGCTCATATTCGTCACCGCTGCCGTGTTGAATAGCGGCACCGATTGCAGCGAAACGCACCCGTTGAACATGCCGCTCATATTCGTCACCGCTGCCGTGTTAAACGGCGGCACAGACTGCAACGCAGAGCACCCGGCAAACATGTTCGTCATATCCGTTACCGCTGCGGTGTTGAAGATCGGCACCGATTGCAGCGAACGGCAAAGGTTAAACATGCCGAACATATTTGTCACCGCTGCCGTGTTAAGCAAATACACAGCGTGTAGGCTGGTGCAGTTATTAAACACACTATCCATATTCGTCACCGCCGATGTATTGAGCGGCGGAATGGTTTGCAGTGAGCGGCACCCATTAAAAGTTGAGGCCATATTTGTTACCGCTGCGGCATTAAACATTGGGACCGCTTGAAGCGCGAAGCAATTCTGAAATGTGCTTTGCATGTTTGTGACCGCTGCGGTGTCGCCAAACACAACAGATTGCAGGCTTCGCATGGACCGAAAACGATGGCTTAGATCAGTCGCGCCGCCAAAATTTCGCACCGCCACGCGCTCGCAGGTATTGAAGCGGACGTTTTCCGTTGTGCTGTTTGCAGCAATTACGAGTCCTGCCGTGGTAAAATTAGGGCTTCCAACTTCGATATCTAGCCACCCCGTTTCGTAAGCCTGCAAACCAGCCTGAGTGTGTCGAACATTAAGATTGATAGCCGTCAGGCTCTGACCGCTCTGCGGTGTCACTGTTACGATGGCTTGCTTGTAGGGCAACAGCGTCGCAGAGCCATCGCCCGTCAGCGCGACAGCTGCGCCGCCGACCGTGGCCGCCACTTGAAAGGAGTTGGCGGTGGCGTTGATGACATAATAGACCTGCCCGGCAGTCAGGCCGGTCGTGGTGGTGATGTTGTAAAACCGAACATCCATGCCATCGGTGTAGCCGTGAGATGTGCGCTGGATCAGATCGCCTGCATCCGTCAAGGCGACCGGAGCGTTGGTTCCGTCTAGATCGGCGTCATTGAAGTCATACAACTTCAGCGCCGTCGCACCGCTGGTATGGCTCGTGGTTGTGCCATCGCCCCAATCAACTGAGTAATCGCCCGCTGCCGTAAAAGCGATAAAAGTGCTGTCAGGGTAAACAGCCAACAAACCGCGAAACGCCTGCTCGGTGTCACCAACCGCCGTAAGCGCCCGCCACGACGGATTATGCACCCACGGCTGCGGCGGCCGTACCGCAGGCGGGATTGACGCGCGCCGAGAGGATGCGACGTTGCGGACGCTCATCAGGCGATCTCCGCTCCAAAGAGCGAAAAGCTGACATCGGCGGTCGAGGCGTAAACCGACACCACATCGCCAGCCGCCAGCGAAATGCCCAGCGTGAAAAACGCGCTGTCATACTGGTTCACCGCAGCGTCGAAGACGATGTAATGCTGGTTCGCGATGGACGCGCCGCCAGGGCGAATGGCGATGCGGTAGGTGGCCGACACGCCGCGATTGCCAACCACCAGCGTCGAACACACAGCCTGCGTTGACGCCGGCACCGTGTAGAGCGTCGTTAGCGTGGCGGCGGCGGGTGCGCTCTGGCCTAGCACTTTGTAAGCGGTCGGCATCTCAGCCCCCCATCAGCAGGAACGGATTGAGCGTCTCGGCAGAACCACCACCACCGCCGCCGAGGTTGGCGATCTGCTGCGCCGTGACCTTTCGCGACGTGCCGCCCTGGTTGACCTCGATTTCCTCGGTGCCGGCGACCGAAGACGCCGCCGGCAGTTCAGAGATTTTCACGAATGCCACGGCGGCGCCTCCTGCTTAGGCGAGCGTCAGCGACAGCGCGCTGGCGGCGATGGTGAGGCTGTCGCCGCTGTCCACCGTGCGCGCCGTGGTGAGGGCGCCAGACCACAGGCAGTTGCCGCCCGTCGCCGCGTCGAACACGGCCACGGATGCCATTGAGCCCCAGGACGCGGACGCCGGACCGAAGACCAGCAGGGCGCTATTGGTCGCAACGTCGTTCGTGACGCTGAAGCTGACGACCTGGCGCGCGTAGCCATTGCCGCTCGGCTCGCCAGTCAAGCCGGTGTCGGTGTGGCCGGTTCCGACGCCCACGAACCACGCCGTTGGGCGTGTCACAGCGCCGGCTGTGAGCTGCCACGCGAGAAGCTGGTTCTCGGAGAAGTTGGTGAGGTTGGACATATCCGGCTCCTATGAGGTACTGCGTTACTCGGGCAGCGCAGCAATCTGCGCGGCGAGCGCCTGCAACTGCGCCATCAGTTCGGCCTTTGTCGGCGCGGGCGGCGCGGGCGGCGGTGGGGGCGGTGGCTGTTCGGTCGGCAGCGCGTCGCCCATCTCAAGCGCCATTGCGGCGGCCTCGGACCAACGCGGATCAGATGGGGTGATGTGATACGGCAGGCCGTTGACGACGCCGACCAGCGTGCCGTCCTCACGGCGTGCGGTGAGGGCATCAAGCATTGGGCGTTCTCCAAGCGAAGCCACGAAACCTTGGCACTGATCCGCCAATCGAGAATGAAGTGCCGCCTGCCGCGACGCCTGCGCCTTCGCCGTTCAGGGCGTTGCCGTCATAGCCTTGCCAGAAATATGCCCATGTTCCGCTGGCAGGCAGCGTATATGTGCTGGCGTTGGTGTTGATCTGCACCCACTGCCCAATGCCGGCCGATGTCTGCGGCGCTGCTGCGAGTTGCGTGCTGACGCTGCCAGAGCAGGCCGAAAGGTTAATAAAAACACCACGCGCCGCGCCGCCCGCCTCGAACACGCGGAAAGACGACGCCTGCACATCGACTATGATGTCGTCCGTTAAGGACGTTCCGCTGGCCGGCACCTGAAGCCTGACTTGCCCGCCTTCGGCGCCGCCTTCTCTCTCAACAATCAGCGTGCTCGGCACCGTAATAGGTCCGCTGAACGTCTGCCCCGCCGCGTTCGCCGCGCCAATCGCCGCCCGCGCTGCTGCGGCATCAGCCGCAGTCAGAACCGCCGAGCCCGTCGCCGTGGCGCCGAGGGAAGTCCGCGCCGCTGCGGCATCTGCCGCGCGGAACACTGCCGAGCCTGTCGCCGTGGCATTCTGCACGGTGCCATCTGAGCGCAGATAAATCGCCCGCTCTGCCGGCACGGCGCAGTAAACCCGCACGCTGCCCAGGAAGTTCATCAGGGCCGTCGTGCCTGCCGAGTTCCAAAGCACAGTGGTCCGCGTCAGCGTGTTGGGGCTGCCGGCCGTAACCGTGCCGATGCCCATTTCCGCAAGCGTGCCGTCATCCATGCCATAAAAGACGGTGGTGCCGGAGGCAAAAGTCGGGATGAACGGCAACCGCCCGGCAGCAGCCCCGCCGAGGTTGATGGTGGCCGCCGTGCCCGGCGCGTTCGCCGTCTCTTGGACGAAGTTAGCGAGCATCCCTTACAGCCTCTCGGTAATGGTCGCGGCCCAGGCGCGCAAAGCCGGGCTTTTGGATGGCCAGCCGACGCCAGATGCGCCGCTGACGATGCCGAACACCGCCTCGCGCGCGACATTCGCGCCGGCCGGGAACGGGACGAACAACACGTTGCTGCCGTCCTGCCCGGCGATCTGAAGCGCCTGCGTCAGCGTCCAGACATCGGACGCATCGAGCGACGACAGCGCCACCCGCCATGACCGGCGTGCGTAGCGGAAGGTTGGAAACTGCTGCCCGCCGCGCGTGACCACCGCAGGCGCCTCGGCCTCGCGCGCGAATGCGCTCTCAAAGCCAATATTCCGCACCGGCCGCACTACGCGCCCAGCGAACAACTGCGCCACGCGCAGCCGCCCTTCCGGGTTGCCTGCGTCGCTAATGTCCACCCGCATATACCGCGCCGTCTGCTGCGTTGTCGGGATATGGAGGCTTTGCCGGTAGCCAGCGGCGACCGTGCCGCTCAAGGTGCCGCTGTCATAGCTTGAGGTGGCAAAGGTGGCATCGCTGCCCACGCGCCAGCGAACCGTGGCGCTGGGCGTGAGGTTATTATTAAACAGCCCGAACGCACCCCAATCCACCGCCGTTGCGGCATCCACCACGACATGCGCCGTCGTCGTGCCGCTAGGCGTTTGCCAACTGCTGCTGGTGGCGCCGTGCGGATTTTGCATCTGCTCAGGGCCGAGGCCAGCAGCGGATGCTGACGCTGATATGGCGCCTGTGCGGCCCCAGTTGTCGAAGCCGAAGATCGCGTTGCTCATACCAGCACCTGCAAGGTGGCGAGATCGTCCAGCGTGCGGATTTGCTCACCCACGATGCGGCCCACCCCACCCGCCGCCAGCGGGCCGGGGTAGGTGATGGACACGACATCGCCAATGTCGCGCGCGAGCGCGAGCGAAAGCGGAACCGCTACATCGTAAAGGCGCCGCTCGCCCGGCACGCACCACAGATCCCGCAGCAACGTGGCCAAGGCGGCGGCGTGGGTGGCGTTGGTTAGCGATGTCTCGACAAGCGGCGGATCGCTCGGCCGGCGCCATGCGTTGCTGACGGCTGTGGAGTTCGCCGCCGCGACGCGCCAGGTCTGCGCCAGGTCTTGGATGCGGGCGCCTGTAAGCGTTGGCGCGAGCGCGCTGGTCTGCGTCGTGAAGTTCCGCCCCCAGCCCACGCGCATCCGAAAGGGCGGCGGCGAGAGAGGCGGCGACAAGGGCCGAGGCGTGCAAGCGACAATCTCGGCGCCCGTGAAGCTGGCCACCGGCAGAGCGCCAGCCGGCACAGGCGCCAGAGATACCGCCGTTAACTGCCCGGCGCGCGAAGGCACGAGGCGGCCCGCTGAGGATCGCAGCAACTGCCCCACCACCGCCACGCCATCAAGCGGTTCGTCTGTGTTCAGGAACACGCCAGCGGCCCACGGCGCTGCCGTCGCCAGCGTGGCGAAGGACGCCGCGTTGATGAGCCCCGCCGGGACGGCCAAATCCTGCTCTAGCAGCTCCAGCGCGACCGTGGCGGCGACCGATGGCGCGGCGCTATCCGGGAATGCGCCCCAAGCGTCCACCGTGATAACACCAGCGGGCGGGAAGGTGCCAAGCCGGATAAAGAGGCCCCGCGCGCTGCTCTCGACGTTGTATCGCGCCGCAGGCGGCGCAGCGGCGGTGATGTCCGCGACGCTGGCGTTAAAGGTAATCCCGCCGGCTAGGCCGCGCTCATACAGCGCCACGACAGCGCCAGGCGCATCGCTGATCTGGTAGATGCCCGCCACCGGGTCCACGAGCTGCGGCGATATTTCGCGCACCGGATCGGCTGCGCTGCCACCGCGCAGGCGGGGCTTCCGTTTGCCGGCCAGCGCTGAATTGCCGTCCAGGCCACCCGTGCCGCCATAGGTGGCACCATCGGCCGGGCGCTCGATCCAGTAAGACGGATCACGCAAAGACAGCCGAAGCTCTACCTCATCCACCGACCAGCCGGCGGCGATGCCAGACAGCACCGGCAGCGTGTCGGCCAGCGGCGGATCGCGCCAGTCCAGGAATGCGCCATTGGCGGACAGCGCCACCTTGCGCCCAATCCGCAGCCGCACCGGGCGGCCGTCGGCGTTGCGGGTGAGGGCGAGCGAGGTCAGCGCATCGCGCTCATTGGCCAGCCGCAGAGAGCCCCAGCCGGCCGCCGCGCCTTGGCCGTTCGGCGCGAGGTCCATCGCGCGATCAAGCTCGACGCCAGAGATGAGAATGGGCGGATAGACTTGCAGCCCGCCCGCGTCCGTCTCGCGCGTGACGTAACCCACATCAGACGCGCGCACCGTCGCGGTGTCCGCGATGATGGGCGAGGTGAGCGACAGCACGCCATGTGGCAACACGCCATGCGCCTGGCCGGGCGCCGTGTCTGCCCCGCTTGGCGGCTGATACACCTCAATCTCGGCCGCCAAAAACAGCGGGCCGGTTCCTGTCGTCAGGCTCATGCGGCGCGGGCCGTCAGCGGATTATTCGCGCCCTGCTGCACCTCGCGGCGCAGCGCCTTCAGCTCGTCTTGCAGTCGGGCCAGCGCGCCGACCAGCGTTTCCGTCTGGTTCCGCGTCTCGGAGGCCAGCACCGACGCGGTAAGCGCGTCGCTGCCAAGCGAGCCAATCTGCGTCAGGGCCTCGATGATGCGGCCTTCAGCGTTGGCAAAGCCCTGGCCGGTGCCAAACACCTCGCGAGAGAGGCCCCGGAACGTCTCGGCCGACTGCTGGAACCGGCCAATGGCGTTGGCGTCGCCACCGCGCGCCGCCGCCAGAGTGCGCTCGAAGTCCTGTTCGGCGGCAGACAGCCGGGACAGCGGGTTGCCTGTGTTGTCGTTAGCCACGCGCAGGCGCAGCGCGTAATCGGCAAGCCCGCCAATGGCGCCAGTGACGGGCCGCAGCAGTTGTTCGCGGGCCTGCTCGATGGCGCGCTGCTGCTGGGCGTTGACTTCTTCAAGGCCAAAGCCGAGCCGCTCTGCCGTGGCGCGCAGGCCGTCAAACTGCCGCGCTACAGCGCTGAGAGGGTCGGCAGCATCCTTCACCGAAAGCGCAAAAGCGTCGAGCTGCGCGATCATCGCAGCCGCCTCTTGAGCAGCGCCTAGCCCGCTAGAGAGCGTTCCGCCCGCCCGGCCGATGGCGCCTTGAATACGTGCATCAGATGCCGACAGGCTGAATTGCCCGAGCGCCGCGCTGAGGCTGCTGGCGCGGTTCGGATCGGCCTCATCAGACCCGAGAACCGCCGAGCCGGTGACGCGCAGGCCGAGCGCAGACATCTGCGCGTTAAGGGCGGCGATCTCTTGCTGCGTTTGCTGCAATAGCGCGTCAACCGCTTGGCCGGCGTTCTTGGCGCCGCTGCCGGTGATGCCCAGAAGTCCGCTGTCGTCTGCGCCGACGTTGACGTTGAAGAAAGACCGCGCACGGCCAGGGCCTATCAAGCCGCCCAAAAGCCCGCCGCCAGCGCCGCCGATAGCGCCGCCGAGAAGCGTGCCGATCCCAGGCACAATGCTCCCGATGAGAGCGCCGGCCAGGGCGCCGCCGCCAGAGCCGATCATGCCGCCGGTCTGCTTGCCGCCGACCAAGCTGTTCAGCAACAAGCCCGCGCCAAAGCCAAGGCCGGCGCCGCCGAGCAACTGGCCCACCGACGCGCCGCCGCCAAGGGCAGCGCCGCTCAGCGTCGGGCCGATGGGGCCAGATGCGCCGATCACCGTCGTGTTTAACAGCCCTGACAGGCTTGCCCCTGCGCCGCCCAAGCCAAGCGCGCCAAGCCCGAGCGCGCCGCCCATGCCAGACAAGCCCAGAAGGCCCATCATGCCGCCCGCGCCGCTGACATCAGAAACCACCGACGACACCAGAGGCCGCGCGATAGCTTCCACCGCCATGCGGATGGGCGTCGAGATGGCAAGCCGCTGCATGGATTGCAGCAGGGCGCGGAAGTTGCCGCCTGTCTCGCGGAAGCTGTCCGCGAACCCATCCGCCAGATATCGCGTGATGCTGTCTGTCGTGCGCTCGTTTTCGCGCTGCCGCTGTTCAAGCTCGCGGCGTTCTTCCGTCTCGCGACGCTGGCGAGCGCGGTCTTCTTCCTGTGCTGCCCGCTCAGTCACGCGGGCCGTCATGTCGCTGATGCGCTGGCTTTCGCGCTCGGCTTCCTGGGCCGCCGCAGCGGCACCGCTAGCTTGATCGCGACGCGCAGCCGCCTCGCGCATCAGCTCGCGCGCGCGATCCTCAGACAGCCCGCCAGCGCCTTCGCCAAGGGCGCGTTGGCGATTAATGCGCTCGATGGCTTCCCGATACTCACGCTCGGCCCTCGCCCGCTTGTCCAGGCTTTCTTCAAGCTCGCGCGTCTGCTCGGCGTTCCGGCGGCGCTCGCCCTCAACGCGACGCTGGCCGGCGCTGTGTTCTTCGGCCTGGCGCGCCTCGTCAGCCTCGCGCGCGATGCGGTTCCGTTCTTCGACGGCGGCGCGCAGGGCGGCTTCTTCACGCTCAAGCTGCCGCTGAAGCCGTGCGACATGGGCTGAAGTGTCTTCGCCAGGGCCGAAGCCGCGCGGGTTGGCAATCTCGGCGCGCAGCCGGTCAACACGGCCTTGCGCCGTATCCGCTGCCTGCGTTGCCCGGTCTTCGGCATTGCCGAGGCCGGCACTGCGGCGCAGCCGGTCAATTAGGTTGGCCGCACCGACAAGCCGCTCAGCAATGGCGCGCGAGGTGCCCAGCGCCTGGTCAAGCTCACCCAGGAAGCGGCCGGTCGCGGTGCTGACAGCCGAGAAGCCACGCGCGAGCGACGGCGGCATGGCCTCAAACTGCTCGCGGATTTGCTCAGTTGCCCGCAATAGCGCAGGCATAACGCGGCTGGCCGTCAGCTCACCTTCCGCGCCCATCTTGCGAAGCTCGCCAACGCCCACGCCAAGCTCGCGCGCAAGCAACTGGGCGAGAACCGGCATATTCTCAAGCAGCGACCGGAGTTCATCGCCTTGCAGGACGCCAGAGGCAAGCGCCTGACCCAACTGCATGGTCGCGGCGGCCGTCTCTTGAACAGTCGAGCCCGACACGACGCCCGCTTGCTGTAGGCCACGCACCAGCTGCATCACTTGCCCGCTGGTGGCGCCGATCTCGCTGGCCGCGACAGAGAACCGGGTGAACGCCGCCGCGCTCTCGGTGATGGCCACGCCTGTCTGAAGGCTTAGGCGATAAAGCTGGTCATAAACCGCAACGGCAGACTGAAGGCCGCCGGTTGCATTGGAAATCCGGGCAAGGGTCTGCGTCAGTTCATCGCCAGCCCGCACCGCCGCGACAGCGGCAACACCAATGGCGGCAATGCCGGCAGCAGCGGCGGCGCCACCCGTGCCAAGCGCCGACAAGCCAGCGCCCAGCGGCCCAAGCCGGCCCGCCATGCCCTCCAGGCTGCGCGACACCTCGCCCGCCGTCGTGGCGACAGCGCCAAGCCCGCCCCGTTGCGCTGTGCGCTTGGCGGCATCGTCCAGGCGCTTCAGCGCGGCCTCGCCGGCCGTGCCCATCTTCTCAAGCTCGCGGCGAACGACGTCCGCGTCGCGGACGCTGAGCGAAAGCATAATGGCGCGTGAGCCGCTCATTCGCCCTCCGTCTTTCGCTCTGCGGCGCCCTCGCGGACGCCGGCCCAGGCTTCAGAAATCAGCACGCCCGCCACCTCTCCCGGCACGCCTTCAGCGCGTGCCAGGGCGAGAGCGCCGGCCGTGTCGAGTTCGGGGCCAGAAATGCCGCCCCGCAGGCACGCGCGAACAGCGCGCAGCACGGCCGCCCCTTCGGGCGACCGTGGCCGATTTACTTCTTGCGGGCAGCCCGCGCAGACGCCTCGGGGGCCGACGCCGGCAGGGACACCAGGGTATCGCCCGCCTCCGTCGCAGCCTCGGCAGGCGTCGTCTCCGCCTCCGAAACCCCATCGGAGTAGAGCGCGGAGCCGTTTCCCTCCACAGCCACCTCGCGCAGCGAGCGCGAGTAAGCCGCGACGAAGGACAGCGACAGGTCGGGATGCGCGGCAAACGCCTCGATGGCCGCCGCCGTCACCGGCAGGGGCTGCCCAGCATCGTCAGCCACGCCTTCCCAGCGCAGGATGGCGTAACGGGCCAGGGCCTCGGCGTAGAACTGCTGCCGCTGCCCTTCCAGCCAAGCGCCGTTGGCGCCATTGGCGCCCATCGCGTCGAGAGGCTGGCCCGCCTTCTCGGCAGCGTCGGCCTCTACGGCAAACACCGCAGCACGCCGACGCGCCTCGGCAATCGCAGCCTCGTTGATGCTGGTCGTGAGGGGCCGCACTTCGACCTTCACGCCATGCTCAAGCACCAGCCAGCGCGGCCGGCGATCCATCGTCAGTCGCAGCATGGGTTATCCCTCAGTTCGTGGCGTAAGAGGTGACAGCGTTGCGAAGCACCGCCTGCATCACGCCAGTCGTCGCGTGCGGACCCGCCACAAAGCGGAACCGCTGCGAGATACCGCGCGGGCCATCAATCGGCGCGCCGTCCTTCGTCAGGAACGTGCGGCCAAAGGTGAAGGTGATCGAGGTATTCGCGTCGATGGTCCACGCAACCGACAGCGAAGCCGGCGCGGCACCGGCCGCTGCCGCGTCATAGATGGCGTGATCCGGGAAGCGCATGGTGATGGCGCCCGAGGCAGAGGCTTGGCCTTCCTCGATGTCTTCCATGCGGTAGTCGTTCCGCACGGTC